ATTGTATGCTCAAGTTTAGGAACTTTTGTTAGCCAATCTATAAGCTGCTCGAAATATGTGGTTGGTAGATTACTAACCCATTCAACCATTTCATCTAACGTAAACTCGCTAAAGACATCTTCAGAGTTGAATACGTTTTCAATTACACTAGCTACAAATTCAATAATCTGTGTTGGATTGTCTCTACTTATTGCTGAGAATTTAGTAATCTCTCGAAACGATGGGTACTTCATTGTAACACCAAGATCTGCTTCTAACTTAATTACCGGATCTTCAACTTGTGTCATATTAACTTTAACATCATCAATGTTTAAAGCATACTGCTGTCTATGTTGACACGGATTGTTTGCTCCATGTCTAAGATAGAAGTCAATAACTTCACCAACACTTTTTGCTCTGATCTTGATAAACAGATACTCGATATCAAAAGCAGCTAGTTTATTTGAGGATACATCATAACAACACACATCGACAATGTCATGAACACAGTCAATCATTAAATCTAGGTCTTGTGATTGTAGTGCAAATAACAAAGCCTTTTGCTGCTTAACAGTAAAGGGTCTGAATTTTACTTTGTCGCCAGTAGAAGGAATTTCAGTATAAAATTCGGGCACCCCAAGTTTTGGAAGGGCCATTCATCAATCTCCATTTATAAAATTTTAGCTAATCCAGGTATCGCCTGGCCAGCTTGAGTAGCTGCTCCTTTAAAGAAACTACTAGGTTTGCCATCTTTAGGAATGACATTTTTAATTTTCTGAATCGTTTCGAGTGCATTAGCAAATGTTCTATCAGCTTTGTATTGCACTAAGTCTTTAGTATATCTATATGTCATTGTGATTTGTGACTTAGATATATTATCACCACCCCAGTTCATTTGGATCGGTGATATTGTTAAAGGATATGCATCTATCAAGGAGACCGATTTCATCTTCTTGGTTGACATATCATAAGCGTTAATGATTACAGTTCCGTTTGTATAGTCTCTAAAGTAGTTCATGTTAAAGTTAGCACCAGCTTCTGGATGGAAGTTGTTTACTCTGTGCTGACCAACGATGTAATCTTGCCATAACTGAAATACTCTTGTCTCTGCATAGTCCAAAGAGTTGATAACTGTAAATGTCGTATCGATATATGTTGAACTGTAGGGAATCTTATTGATAGGTCCATAGAATTTATGATCTGATGTAGCAATGCTACGACCTGGAAGTTCTGCAGCCTCGATCTTAAATCTTAAGCCTTCGATGGCTCTGTCAACGTCTATACCATCTTCAAAGTTTTCTAGAATGTAAGACCTTACAGCTTGAGGTAGATTAATAACCACATCAAATTGTGTTGTCATTGCTGGAGTAGTCATTTGTGACTTAAAGTCAGAAATGTTACCAGGACGTACGCCGCCTAAGAATCCAGCTAATGGATTATTTGCTCTAGCAAAGTTACCAATATCACCTATTTGTTGAGTGAGGGCACCTTTAGCTGCATTTACAATTCCTGATAAAGCCATTAGACCATTTTCCTACTATCGCCATAAACTTTATTCTTCCCAGCACCACTAAACTGAGCAATAGGAAGGAACAAAGCGATATCCCATTCTACAGAATCGATCTTAATCATAGTAGATCTCATCTGTGACCTTAGATACTTTTTAACACAAGGTTTAAAAGCATTATATTTAGCTGCACCCGCAAGGATTTTGTAGTTAATCCTTAGACGTGTACTATCATCATACCGCTGGTTTGTGGCAGTGTCGTATAACGCATCCATTAATCTAGCTCTTAATCTTGGAGGGAGATAATGTACGTTCATCCCTAGAAAGCTGTCCCCATAATCTTCAAGTTTAAATATAAGAGGATACTTATCAAAGTATGGTAACTTAGCCTTTGTCTTAGCATCGTATACAAACAATGCCATCTCACCAATACCAACATCACTAACTTGCTTTTGTGAGTTTTTAGAGATAAGGGTCTGGGCACCTGCACGTGCCGATCTTGACGCAGCATTTCTAAACCAGTTCCTTGCATCAACAGTACGACCAGGAACTTGACCTGCCTTAACACCCTTTGTGATAATTGAATCAAATACGTAAGCTACCATTATAGACCAAGTTCTTTCTCAGTTAAGATTTGAAAAGTCCAGCCTCTGTCATTACAGTATTCCCTGGCGGCTTTCCACTTGTACATATTTATGCCATAAGTCTTAACTTCATTGATATACTTCTTTGTTTTTCGCTTCTGTACTTTTGGCTCTTGAGTCTGGTAATAAGGTTTAACCTCAATCAATCGAATCTTAATATCTCCATCGCGTTCCTTGACCTTAACCCAGAAGTCAGGAAAATACCTATGGAGTCTTCCATCAATAGGTGATCTATATGGGACAAACAACTCTTCAGAATGCCACTGAATGACATTAGAATTTTGGTCAAAGTAAATCATACACCGTTTTTCCCAGGAAGAACGATAAATAATGTTAGTTGGGTCCCCTTTATATTTTTGGGGGTTCTTAGGTCTGTAATAGCCTTTCATAGAGATATTTACCAATGAGTCTACTAGATAACGCAAAAAATGCTGTCAGGGATGCTAAAAATGCTTTAACACCAGGTAGTGAATATGACACTGCCGAGAAGAAGCAAATCAATCCTCCAAAGCCTCGTGGTGGTAACCCAGATGCAGAAGGTCTTCTGGCATCAGGAACCACGACAGGACCATTAGCTGATCTTGAGAAAAGTCAAGGCCAGATTAGAATCATCCTCCCTGATAACTTAGTACAAATGGACCATTGGGTCAACATAAGAATTTCAAGAAGTTACAAATTCAGATCCACATCCGAACGTCAAGTTAAAGGTGGACCTAAACGGCAAAACAATTCTGTTGGATACGATAAGAAAGATTGTAGATGTTCTATCTTCTTACCAATGCCCCAAGACCTAAAAACTGGCTATAAGACAAACTTCGCTAGTGAAGGTTTAGGAGTAGTGGGTGAGGCTGCGGCTCGTATTGGATCTTCAGAAGGTCAGGGTACAGCTGAATCTATAGCAAATGAGTTGACTATGGGTGCTCTAAAAAATATTGGCTTATCAGCTGTAGCTCAGTTTGCACCTATCATTGGTGGTGCTGCAACATCTGCATTAGGTGGTTCTGATGTTGCTGGTGTCGTAGGTGCTGGTGCTGGTGGTGCAGTTCAGCAAGCTACGCAAGGTATTTTAGCTGCTAAAGGTATTTCAGTAAATCCTCATCAAGCTATGTTGTTCCAAGGAGTAGACTTTAGAACACATACTTTTTCTTATAAGTTTATGCCTAAAACTCAAAACGAAACCGAGATGCTTAGAGCATTTATTAAAGTAATGAAGTACTACATGGCTCCAGGTTTCCAACAAGGTTCTGATAGACAGATCTTTGAGTATCCTGAGTTGTTTGATATTGACTTCCATTATAACAAATACTTGTTTGATATTGCAGCAAGTCACTTAGTCTCATTTGATGTAGATTACCACGGTGAAGGCACGCCTTCATACTTTGGACCTCAAGGTACAGATGACATTACAGACGTTGCTCCAACCTCTGTAACAGTCTCCATGACATTCCAAGAAACAACTATCACTACTAAAGAAGAAATTGCAAGAGGCAATAGATAATGGCGTTCTTGTTTAAAGCATATCCAACTGTTCCTTATGAAGTTAAGAAGAACAATAAAAAAGAAGTAATGACTGATATTACTAAGCGCTTTACACTCTCAATTTTAGCGCAAAGCGATGCAGTAGTTTTTTACGATTATTATGTTAAGGATTCTGATACACCAGACTCTGTTGCAAACAAATATTATGGTGATGCAACTATGGATTGGTTACTGTTTGTTACAAATGAAATGATCGATCCACTATGGGACTGGCCATTGACTCAGAGAGATCTAAATGTATATGTTAGCAATAAGTATGGGAACGAGAATCTAATCTCTATTGATACATCAATTGGTAACGACATATACGAAAGAGCAGTAGGAAGATTATCTGGTGCCGTATCAAGCAGAGGACAGTTAGAAGATATTGCATTTGACGTAGATGGGGATGGCAACATTTCCCTACAGGATACAATAGACTTACAAAACCTATTACAAGGTAATGCAGAGACGTCACAGTTCGTTAATGGAAACCTTACTGCCGCTTACCTTGTTGAGTATTATGGTGCCTCTATATCAGGCGGTAATTCTGTACATCACTTTGAACAAATTAAAGCAGCAGCTAAAAATGTAAATGGTAAATTAGTACCAGAGCAGAAAAAAATTATTAGTTACACAGATTATAACACTCTTCCAGCATCCCAAAAAAGGATTGTTACTAACAAAGAGTTAGAAGAAGAGCAAAATGAAGAAAGAAGAACCATTAAGTTAGTTGACAAGAGTCTTCTAAGACAGATTCAGGCTGAAACTAAAAATGTGTTCGGATAATTATTATGACGGTAGATTCACCAGATTCAGCCTATAAGGGCAAGTCTTTACAAATTAAATCAGCAGTTATTGTTAACTTCAAGGGCGATATAATTAATATCGAACCTTTCATGACAGGCTTTGCTATTTTCGAAGACCTAATGAAGAAAACTATGACTATGCAAATTGGTATAGTTGATGGTGTAGGTCTTGTTGAAAGACTGCCTATTGTAGGAGATGAAATCTTTATATTACAAGTTTCTTCATCTTCATTCGAAAATGATATAACTGTGCAAATGCCTATCTATGCGGTATATGATAAACAGAAACTTAATGATACAACTACAACATATGTCCTTGATTGTGTTAGTTTTGAATACATGAACTCTTTATCTAGGACTGCTGACAGAGCATACTCAGGATTACCTGTTACTGATATGGTTAGGGATATCTATGAGACGTATTTGAAAAGCGATGAAAACAAGAAACCATTGATTGTTGATCAAAGTGTTGGTAACCATAATTTCATTGCTCCAGAAACTGACCCTTTTGAATTCATAGACTTTCTTGCCCATGAGGCTGTCGCTGGTAATGAATCTGCCAACTATATTTTTTATGAAACTAGGGATAACTTTAACTTTAGAACATTGAATCGTTTGTACAGGCAGGAACCTACTTATACTTTTATTGTTGGTCAGAACAATATCCAAAAAAAGAATACAGATCAAACTCACTTTGATGATAGTAAATTTGTCGAAGGCTACACCATTGTTAGAGAGATGGATACTTTGAATCTCACTCAACGTGGCTATTATGATAATAGTGTATTAGCTATTGATCCACTCCTCAAACGATTTACAGACAGGACATTTACATATTCTAATAACTTTGATCAAATTGACCATCTAAGTAAGAATAAGTCTATACCAGATAATAGTAGAAAGAATCTTCACTATGGTGCAAGTAGGTCAAAGTATTTTGTTAGTCACATTACTGATGGCAACTACTATCAAGAGCCTTACTTACAAGATAAGATTACATCAGAAAATGACAAGTCCAGTTACTATGCGTCTAGGAGATGGCTAACTGAAAATAAAAGAATGGCCATTGAGTCTGGTTTAGATTATCTACTTATTGATGTGGACGTTCCTGGTAACCCAGCGGTTAAAGTTGGTGACATTGTCAACTTATTAATTCCTGCAGATACTGTAGAAGAAGAACTGAAGGGTTCTTACAATCCAAAATATGGTGATGAATTCCAAAATGCTAAGTTCTTAGTTCAGCGTATTTGTCATAGATATAACAAAGACTCAAATGAGTTTATTACATCTATGAGACTAAGTAAAGATACTGTTGCTGCAAAGATTACAGCAGAAAGTGATGAAGTGTAATGCATACTAAAAAAGGTCCAGATCCAGATTCCCAAGATTATACAGGTTACCAGTTTGTATGGTTCTTTGGAGTAGTTGAGGATAGAAACGATCCAATGAAACTTGGACGTGTCAGGGTTAGAGCATTTGGTTGGCATTCTTCAGACTTAGCTAAAGTTCCAACTAATTCATTACCTTGGGCACAAGTTGTGATGCCTCCTACATCTGCTTCTATAAGTGATGTTGGTTCTACACCAAACGGTTTAGTAGAAGGTTCATGGATCTTTGGTTTCTTTATGGATGGGGAGAAGGCTCAGCAGCCAATGGTACTTGGTTCCCTGCATGGTATTCCAACACAAGTGTTTAGAGACTTTGAAGGGTTTAGAGATACTCGTGAAGGGGATGTGGATTACGGTCCATATCCAACTAGATCAAATGAACCGGATACAAACAGACTAGCAAGAAATGATGCTAACAGTGCCCCTTCCTTTCATACACAAAGAGTTGAAAATCGTACAGAGGATGTTGACGTTGCACATGAGAAAACTATTTATTCAGGTTCTGAAGACTTAAACTGGGACGAGCCAGCTAACCCATGGAACTCACAGTATCCGTATAACCATGTTATGCAAACAGAGTCAGGGCATGTTAAAGAGTATGATGATACACCTGGCAGTAGAAGAATTCACGAACGACATTCTTCAGGTACATTCTATGAAGTGCATGAAAATGGTGACTTACAGCATAGAATAGTAAACGATAGATACACAATTGTAGCTAATAATGACTTTGTTAACATTAAAGGCGATTGCAATATTACTATAAATGGAAACATGAAAGTAAAAGTACTTGGTGATTATGACTTGGAGATTCTTGGCAACAAGAAAGAAACTGTTATGGGTACAGTTGTAGAAACATTTGCTCAAACTCAAACTACGGAGGCTAACACCGGTGTTGCAGTTACAACACCAAACGGTGTTATTAACTTGAACTAATGCCAGCAGTAGTAAGACAAACAATTGATACACATTCAGGTCATGCAAGAGTTGATCCATTAGCGCCTTTCCATCGTACAAATTATGTTGACGGTTCTTCTAATGTTAAAGTCAATGGATTTGGTGTAGTAAGAGTTGGAGATAAAACAGCTTGTGGGGATCCAGCCAAGACAGGTTCTCCAAGAGTGTTTGCTAATAAGATAGCTATTCATAGAGTTGGCGATGCCACAGATGGTCATGATAACTTCCAAGAAAACTTTGCAGCGACGGGTTCGCATAGTGTATTCTTAGATGATTTAGCCTTAGGTGTAACTAGTGTTAAAGGTGTTGCAAGATCAGCTGACGATACAGCTTCCGAATTAGCTGAAGTAATTACCTTAGCAGCTGGTGGTGATGCTCGTGAGTCTGTAGATGAAGATGCTGATGATTCGGCCGATGGCGCTTTGTTAGGTGCAGCTCAGTTTGGACGTAGTACAATAGGAGGTAATAGATAATGGCAGCTAATAGTGCTCTTGTTACAGATGGCGGTGTACAGATTGTAGACTTCTTTGCTACAAAATTAACACAAGGACTGTCTATAGACTCCACCACAATGTTTATTGGTTCGGTTGCAGGTCTACCAGCTCTAACGGAAACCTCATATGTACTTTTTCTTATTGAAGAAGGAACAACTTTTGAGATTGTAAAAGGTATTGGATTAAATGCATCATTAAAGAGTGTAACTATCGCCCGTGCATATGGTGGTACAGATCCAAGAACATTTTCACGTGAAGCTAAAGTAGAAATTCGTATTACATCTGCTCTATTGAATGAATTTGCAAGAGCAGCTAATACAAACTACTTAGAAGAAAGATTTGTTCAGACAAAATCAACAGTTGATGCATTATCTTCTGTAGCTACATCTGGAGCATATTCAGATTTATCAGGCACACCAGTTTTGTTTCCTATCGCTACCACTGGTAACTATAATGACTTATCTAATAAACCAGACATCCAAGCTGAAGCAAGGTCTTCAATTTCAATAGCTGGATCAAGTGCTGAGGGTACGTCTTACAATAGTTCCACCGGTGCCATTACTGTAGCATCCCCAAGTTCATCAGGTGATATTGGTGCTATGGTATTTGCTTATCCTTTCAATACAACATCAACATTTACGTATGGTGATACAATCACTTTAAGTGGAAGTAATAAACTAAGACCGTGCGGAATATCACCTGACGATCCAGATGGACTTAGGGACAATGGTAGTTCTAATGATATTACCAATGGTACTTGGAAGTGTCTTGGGTATTCCAGAAGATGGACAGATTCAAGTGATGGTTCTGTAACTTATTATGACCAAGATGATCCAGGTTCGGGCTTCTTCGAAAGCCCTTCAGGTCAAAACAGAACAGCATCACTAGCAGGTGATGGAATACAATATGTAGCCACAATGTGGCATAGAATTTCATAGGAGATTATAATGGAAATTCATGAACAACTAGTAAACTTATTTGACACATATACGTCAGAAACAGAGAAATTTGACAATGGCAACAAGTCAGCCGGGACAAGAGCGAGAAAAGCTCTATCAGAAATAGCTAAACTTTGTAAAACACGTCGATCAGAGATACAAGATATCAAGAATGATAGATAAATATCTAAACAAAGAATAAGAGGATCAGATGGCTGTTGGAACTGTTAAGTCAAAGGGTGTAGTATTTGCAGATTTAGATCTGAAGTTTACTAAGAACCCTATTACAAATAGACTTACTGTATTAAAGGACGAGGAGGCTGTCAAAAGGTCAATTCGTAATTTAATACTTACCAATAGGTATGAACGACCTTACAAACCCCTAATTGGTGGTAACATAACTGACCTACTGTTTGAAAACTTTGATTCAATAACATCTCAAGATATGAAACGTAATATTATAGAAGTTATTGAGAACTACGAACCTAGAGCCGAGGTACTGGATGTGGTTGTTGATGTAAGTAGTTATAATGCAAATGCATTGAATATTTCAATTGTGTTTCGTGTAGTCAACAGAGCCGATCCAACGACTGTATCATTTCAGGTAGAGAGACTAAGATAGATGAGTACTGCAAACAGCGTATTAAAAATTACTGATATTAATTTTGATGGATTGCGAAATTCATTTATTCAGTTTTTGGAAGGTCAGAATGACTTTAAAGATTATGACTTTGAAGGTTCGACTATGTCCACATTGCTGGACCTTCTAGCTTATAATACTTATTATAATGCAATGTACACAAACTTTGCATCTAATGAAATGTTCTTAGATAGTGCAATCATTCGTGAAAACGTTGTCTCTCGTGCAAAGATGTTAGGTTATCTTCCAGGTTCAGCTTCAGGTTCGCGAGCTATACTGGAGGTAACTATCACACCAGAAGATCAGCCTGAGTCAATTACAATTCCTAAAGATACAGAATTCACTACTACGGTTGATGGTATTACATATGAGTTTGTTACACCCCGTGCATTTGTTATTGATGGGGAGTCAGGCTCATATACTGGTAATGTAGAAATTATTCAAGGTTCACCTACCACACAACAGTTCTTTGTTAATCCAAACAACCCAGTCAAATATCAACTTACAAATGAAAATATTGATATTGATAGTCTACAAGTCCAAGTTCAAGTATCCGAGTCAAACACAACAGTTGAGACATATAACGTATACGAAGATGTTACAGTCGTTACTGGAAATACAGCTGCATACTTTATTTCAGAAACAGGTGAAGATCAGTATGAGATTGAATTTGGTAATGGTGTAATTGGTAAGAAACCTATTCTTGGTAATCTTGTTCTCGCAAACTATAGAACCTGCGCCGGTGATGTAA